CTACGGCAAATCGACGCAAAAACGACTTCAAAAAATCGTTATATGCTACCACGAGGATGTGACCGCAAGGGAGAAGGTTTGAACCGGGTACTTCTCAGCCCCCAGGCATAAGGTGTCGAAGGCATCAGAACCGTCAGTCCTGCTTTCCAACTTGTCCTCTTCTGTCTCCGCAAGTTTCTCGCCTCGCTTGTCTTTCTTTCCGTTGAAAACACCGGCAGACTGCAGGGAGATTAGCAAGTCGGTGTTGTTCTCCTTGTTGATTAGTACCAAATGGTTTGCCTTGCCTTTCAACATTCGGTTGATAAGCAACATCTTGTTGATGTGCGGCCATGGTGGTCCGATGTACTTATCGCGCACTGTCCATCCGTTTTGCTTCAGCGTTCGCATGATGAAGGTAGAGAAGTCATCGTTCTGCAGGGCATAGTTATTGCCGACGAATGTGGCATCGTAATAGAACACAACTTCCTTGCGTGGAAAGAACTCGTAGTACTTACAAAAATCATCAATCAACTCAGGCAACTTTCGTTCGAACTTGACGAAAAATGACTTGACAACTCGAAGAACATTGTCACCGCCAACTTGCCCCACGACAAGCCAGTTGATATTGGCATTGGCATCGAAGGCAATGAGCAGTGGCAACTCTGTGTCGATATCGCCATCCATTCGGCTGTCCTGTACTGACAATGCCTTGAAGTTATAGTCGAGGCTGTCGAGATAATGCTCATTGGGTTTGGAATATAAGTTCTTTTCACTCAGGCAGGAATAAAAGCCATCCATCGCCACGGCTATTTTTCTGCACATAATGGAGGTAGCAAACGTCAGAACCGGGAGGTCACGTCGCATTCGCTGGACGAATTCTTCCCCGAGGATTGCCAAGTTCTCGATGCTGCTGTACTCCTTGTACAATAAGGTCTTGCTTCTTACCTGAGCAAGTCTTGTGTATGCCTGGTGCAGTCGTCGCCTTGCATTCTGGTCGTCGGGGTGCAACTGCAGGTGCTTCTTGCGTTTCCAGATGTCATAAATCATGCCTTCAATCATCTCAATATTTTGCATGTCGCATTCATTCTCATACTTCAAGAACCAACTGCCTGTCTTGCCGACAGGCATGTCTGATGTGATAAGCATACCATGGTGGTAATAATGCTTGCCGAAGAACATAGCATTGCCTCGGTTAGCCTGGAAGGTTTCATCCTTCAACTGGTTGTAGTCAATGAACTTTGCCTCGTCGATATCCAAGGCATCGAGCGACAATGAGTTGGATGTGCCTTTTCTGTCTTGCGAGATGATAGTGCCGATACTCCCATTGTAGAAGGAGATAATATTGTCATAACTTGCAGGTTCAAAGATTGGCTTCCCCCACCCCCACTTTTTGGCAGGGCGATGTCCAACGCACCAATGCTTATCTCGTTTGAATCCCCACCGCTCCCAATGAACGAACATTGAAGGCAGGGTGTTCGTCAAGCAGCGCTTGGCAGAAGCTCCTACAAATCCGATATTGCAACCTTGCATACGCTGCAGGTTGCGTAGTTGTATATAGGCATGCAGAATGCCCTTGCCAAATCCACGACCGCACACAGCAACAATATCTTTCGGCTGCATCGTCAGCAAGTATTGCTGGGCTTTATTAAAAAACTGCTTCATGGTTCATCTCCTTCCTCGTCGTCAAACTTCATCATAAGTTGTTCTGTCTTGTTTGGCTTGAAGGCATCGTCAGTGTCTATATTGAAGTCAACGTCGATGTCCTCTGCATCAATGTTGCTGATATCCTCTTCATTGTACTTCTTGATAAGTTTTCGCACTTTGTCGTCCAGATCTTTGACAGGGCGAATGCCAATTGTTGTTGGGTCGTTCGATACCTCGAACGTCTGCGGAGTGATAAGAGAGAAATCTGCAGGGTTGTTGTCCTCCAGGTCGAGCTTGTTGAATCTTGCGTAGCTCGACAAGGCTGCTATAGCATTTTTCACGTCGTTCATTTGTGCAGCCTTGTAGTACTGCTCCATAATGAGCTGGTTGAAGCGCCAGCGATGGTAATCCTTGCTCGACTGCTGGAATGAACCCATCAGGTTTTTTATTAGCCAAAAATCCTCATAAGCCACACTCCGAGGCACTTGGTATTCCTGGATCAGGTAGTCGCGGATTTCCTTCTCACTCAGGTTCGGATACCTCGCCCAATGATGATAGACGACTCTTATCCTCTCCACCCTGTCACGCACATGCTTCGGCAACTTCTTCTTCTCTAACTCGTCTTTGGATAGGAAGAGGACACTGCTGTATAACTCAACATTTTCAAATTGCGACATAGGCTAACTATTAATTACTATTCTTAGTTTTCGAAGAAGTGGCACTACATCTGCAGGCACATCCTCTCCAGATGCGATAAGGAAGTCAACACGCTCTTGTATCTTGGCAATTACCTTGTTTTTCTTCTTGTCATCACGCTCATCAGCGGCAAGAGGTGCATATTTCTTGATATACTTCACAGCGCTCTCAACTGTATATTTGCCTGCCTGCTCGCCAATTTTATATGTGTCGTACACCTTCATCTGCTCTCTGTAAGCAATATAAAGGTCGTGCAACTGCTTCAGATATTCATACTTGTCGCAAGGCATTGCCTTCTCCATGGAGAGCAAAGTGTTGTACAACTCCTTGATCTTTATGAAGCGCCTTTTGTTTGTCTCCCATATAGCCTTGATTGCCGGTGGCAACTGCTCATGGTCGGCTCTGATGCCCTTTTTGGGGGTGTATTCCTCGTTATCGACAGTCTTGCCGAGCGCCTTCACTGCCGGCATCGTCTCTTGTCCCAACGCAACAACCTGCTGAAGGGTGTAACCATCGAGGCGATACTTCAGATGTTTTTTCAATTCATACTCGATTTTTGGAAGCATCGACTGAGGACGAGCGATCGCCCGGGCATACATGTATTTGTTTCGATTGAGGCGAAGGAGCATCTCTGCGCCTTTCCTTATCTCGCTGTCAAGCGAGTGAGGATTGTTCAGCCAATCCTGCATCTCTTGTGTGAATTTGTCGTCCATAAGGCTTAATTTTATATGGTTAATGGGGAAGGCCTTTTGCTCCTCCCCCACCTTGAAAAATATGAGTGAATATGATGTAGAAATTACGATACTACTTCGTCAGTTGCACCGGAGATAGTGCCGTCGGCAGTTACGATGTTGCCTGCGTAGAAAGGAGCAACACACACATCTGTACATGACACCTCGAGTGTCGAAGTACTTGCGTCTGTCGATGCAGCGCCAGTGTCCTGAGTGACGTTGACGTTTGTGTGGTAGATAGCGTTGCCAATCAAGCGATACTTGCCATTCTTCTGAGGTACGAGGAACAGGAGGTCGTCGTTGTTCGCAAGGCGAGCAAATGCGGAGATTTCCTCGTCTGTGCCAGCCACAACCAGCGATGCCACGTTGTTGAAGGTCTTGGAAGGCGATTCGCCCTGGGAAGTGCAAGTTACCTTGCTTGTCGAAGCTGGAGTTAACGAAATTTTGTTCCAAACCTTGTCAGCAGCGAGGGTGAAGTTGCCAGACAGGACAGCAATAGTGGCGAAGGCTGCTGCTGCAGCAATCTCCGGGAGAACAGGGTAAGCAGTAACTTCTGATTTTTTGATGTAGTAGACATATTCGCGGACACCCGGAAGCACTACATCACCAACGCACTGCACCACGCTCTCGTAAAGGTCTATATTAGTACAAGCCATAGTTTGTCTTTTTTTAAAGGTTATTACTCTGCGAGTTTTGCACCAAGGAAATTGCTCTTGTCAACACTTTCGAACTGGACGCCGAAATACATAGAGCCTGAGAAAGTGAGAGTAAATGGAGCAAACCTGTCAACCTGGATAGGAGCGTCTGGATTGCTTCCGTAGCCGTAAAGAGCATTGCTCTTTGGAGTGAGGTGGATCCATTCAGAACCAGCCTTAGAAGCAAGTGGCACAAGTTCACACTTGTTCTGAGAGCCTTCAAGGAAGGTCTTATCGAACTCCCTGTTGTAAGGAGCAGCGCCAACCGATGACTGGTAGTCGTCAACGTAAGCGTTGTAGATGCTGTAAGGGATGAACATCTTTGTGTTCTTGGCCTGCAGCGCTGGGTCGGCAGCACGGAAGATTGACTTGAGGGCATCAACGGCATTGCTGGAAGTGATGGCAGCAGACAACTGCATGTAGTTGCCCTTCAGTGCTGAGATATTGCCAGCAGTTACATCTGCAGCGGAGATGGTATCGAAACCATCGAAGAGAGTTGCAGTAGTTGTACCGCTGTTGTTTCTTGCTGCAGTGAAAATAGCATTGTTCAAGTTCTCGCCAATTCTTGCACTCATGTACGACAGCATTGCGAGAGCAATGTTCGTGTTCTTGAGAGCATCGCCCTGAGTGATGAGTGAACCGTAAACAGTGTTCCAGAGGGTGTTTGGATCGAAATTTTTAATGACGCTGCCGAGATAGGTCTGCAGTGTTCTTGGAGTGATAGCGATGTCGCCACTCTGCTCGGTAGTCTTGTAAGGCTCAAGCTGGATGTTGCCAGACAACTCGCCAACGACAAGGCGACCGCGAGTGTTAGGACGTGGTGTCATGTGCTTCAGCGTGTCGGCAGCACCGAGGACGATAACCTGAAGCAACTTTTCTTGAAACTTGACAGCACTCTGCTGAAGTTCGCTGTCGGTAATTGTAATTGATGCCATGAGTTAAAGTGCGTTTTTAATTAAATTGAACATTTCGTTTGCTGACACTTCTTCTTCGATAGTGTCATCCACTTCTTCAGTCTTGTCGCCTGGAGCCTGCTTGAGAGCATCCAGTTGCGACTGCAGCTCTTCTACCTGATGCTGTGCAGATGCAAGGTCGTCACTCTGCTGCTGCATGTGTGACTCGATAGCGGTCACCTGCTCGACAGTGAGAGTCACAGAACCTTCTTTGTCCTCCACACCTTCTACATGCAGAAGTGCATTGAGATTGGTTTTGTCTGTTAGCATAACAATTGTTGGTTCTTTTGTTTCTTCGTGTGCAGAGAACATCTCCCGAATTGCCGATGCACACTTTTCGAGCAATCCAGGTTTTTTTTCTTGTGGCGATGGGATGAGAGTCGAGAAGTAACCTTCCGGGATAGGCAGGTCTTGACTCTTAAGGTAGTTGACAAAGTTAACTGGCGCATGCTTGGAAGTGCCTTCCTCGCTTTCGATTACTGCATCTACAAGATGCCAGTCGAGTGCTTCCTGTGGGAGCAACCACTTCTGTTCTGTCAGCAGCGCCTTGATGTCGTCAACGCTCTTGCCGCTCTTCTTTACATAGATATTAGCGACAATCGTATTAACTGCATTTTGGTTGTCGCGCACCTTCTCAAGGTCGGCAATTAGAGCATTGATGGCGTCCTCATTCATGTAGTCGAATGCGTCAACCAAGTTCATGCACTTGTGTATAAGCATCAGCGATGTGTCGTACATCTTCACTTCCTTTGCTCCCATCGCTATGATGGTGGCTGCAGAAGCAACGAAGCCGGAAAGATAGACGGTAACGTCGCCATGATCGAGGAACTGACGGTAGATATCCAAGGCATCGGCAGTGCTGCCGCCCAGCGATGAGATCTTGCAATCTACATGCTTATCCTTATATTGCGAAAGTTGATAGGCAATGTCCTGTGCTGTTACACTCCATCCTATATCGCCACTTATAATTATCTGATAGTCCATATATGAGAATATTGGGGTTTGCGCAAATATATTAAGTAGGTAATATATAGAAAAATACTACACAACCTCAGGAAGATAG